CGTTTCCGGAGAAATAGAAAAGTGCTTGTCCTGTGTTTGAGGCGGCTCGAGAGGATGAAAACCACCAGGGAGAATAACCTGTTGATCCTCCCCTATGGGCTATCATTTGGGACGTTCCTGTTGGAGCGAGTTTTACCCAGGCCTCAATAGTGAAATCAGAAGTTCCGAAGTCGAAGTCAGAGCTGTCAGGAAGAGTCAGTACGTCGTCGTTTCCGTCAAACAAGATCGACCCGGAACCATACTTTGCTGCTGCAGCCGAGTGGGCTACTCCGCCTAAAGCAGTAACTGAGTGCGCCTTTGGCGAATAGTCACTCGTATTAGAATCTCCCGGGAGCAGCAGGACCACGTTATCCCAATAGGGGTCGTAACCAAGCTCGGGCTCAGGAACCACAGGCAGCGGCACCCGGTTGATCACTCCGGAGGTCAGCGCCGTCGGAACCCTGAACGGATGCTGGTACCTGGCCCACCCCTTGGTGATCCGCACGTTGTCGATGTAGCCGCGCATCGGGCAGGGCAGGACGGTATTGTTTCCCCCGACCATGATCGGCTCTGAGGTGTCGTCCGGAATCTCCGTCACCGAGGTCTGCATCGTCTCCATACAGCCGTTCAGGAACAGCAGCACCTGCGTTCCGACCCTTGACGCGGCGACGTGATACCACTGGTTGAGCTTCAGTTTCCTGGCCGAATTCACGACCGCTACGGATCCGCCTTGCTTGATGTGAAGGCCGATGTGGGTGAACGAGGAGGTCGTTCCGGTCACGCAAAGGCGCCAAGAGTCTGGCTTGTGGACTAGGTCTGAGATGGTGTCAGACCCGGAGAAGAGGTCGCCGTATCCGGTGAAGTACGCCATGCACTCGACCGTGAAGTCCTCAGACCCAAGCTCGAGGGCCGCGGAGTCGGCCAGGGTCAGGATGTCTCCTGAGGCCGGGACGTGGAGGGAGCTTGGGCTGTACCAGGTCTTCTCGAAGGATCTGGCGGCGTTGCCGAGCAGCGTGGCTGGGGAGCCGTCGGCCAGGTTGTAGATGACCGGGTCGATGTTGTCGATCCAGGCCTTGATGAGAAGTGCCCGGTCTGATTCAGACAGGGCAGAGTCCCAGAAGCAGATCTGCCCGAGGCGGACTGCGGCAGGGGTGTAAGTGCCGGTTGACGTCCCGCCGACCTTTAGCCATTGGGTTCCTGCAACAACCTCTGCGTTCCCGGAATAGCTTACGACCTCGCGCTGGCCGTTGACTATGAAGGTCAATGTCTGAGCCGTGGCATCCCTGATGACGATCAGCTGGAAGAACTCGTCGTAGGGAAGCTGAATCTCAGAGTAGGTGTTGACGTTGGTGGTTCCGGCCCCGTACTCCCAGATTGTCCGAATACGGTAGTGGGGGCCTTCGTAGGACAGCCACACACCGCTGAGAATGTTCGTGGCCAGGCTTTCCCCGTTCTCATCGACTGACCACAGGCAGGTCGGAAAGTTTGTCGAACCGGCCGGAATGTAGACCAGAGCGGAGAACGTGAAGTCCCCTACAGTAGCCACCGGCAGGCTTGCTGTGGCGTCTCTCAGCTCGAAGGGAAACGCACCCGGAGTGGAATAGGTCCCCGACGCGATGGGAGTCAGCTGGTGGTACCGGTCGGCGCCGCGGATGTCGCCGACGCTCATCGTGACTCTGGTCGGGTACGCGGTCAGGTGGAGGCCATTGCCCGATGCGTCTCTCAGCTGGGTGAGGCTGAGATCGTCCGCGGTGCAGGGGTAGTAGGCGACCGGGGTCAGGGCGAGGATGTCGGTCTGCATGCTCATGTCACATCTCCAGGTCCACTATGACCGACCCTTGTTCTTGTTGCGACTCAGGACGCACTGGCAGCCCCGGGGGATGGGCCGTCGGCACGGCGTAGGTTCCGGCATACCGCGCCACGCCAAGGGTGTACCGGAAGATGTCGATCTTCCCGACCATGCCATTTATTCCACTGCCGGCCAGTGAACCAAGCCTGAGCCCGGCGGCAGAAAGGTCCCTGGTGATCTCGACAGGAGTGCCAGGGACACCGTCGACGAACACTGTGACGAAGCCTGCGTTGCGCGCCACAGCGAAGTGATGCGCTGCATCCCTGGTCAGGCCAGGAGCGTAGCAGGTTGCACTGACCACTCCGTCGAAAAAGTAGAGGCGGTTGTCCGTGTAATCGTGGTAGAGACCGGCCGCGCCGATCCTGAAGATCCACGAGTTCTGGTTTCCGACCGACGAAGACACATAGACCAGGCCCTCGAACGTGAAGTCCTGGGCCCCCGGCCCTGGTACGGACGTGTTCTCGGCGTAGGCCCCAGACGCGGTGATCTCCAGAGCCGTGCCGAACGTGCTGAGGATCTCGGCGCCGTCAGGAACCACGCTTCCGACCGGAGTCAGGTCATAGCGGTTCTCAGTCCAGTCGTTCCAATCCCCGAACCGATAGAGCGCCACCACGTCTTCCCACAAGGGGTCGGTCCCGTGGTGGATAGGCGCCACGTTTTTGTAGAGGTGGTCGCTCGGCAGCTTGTCGGTCAGGCCCCACTTGTGGGCCAGGTAGCCTTCCATGATCCACCGCTCGACAGTGGATAGCTTGGGTAGAATCAGGATCTCTGCGATGTCGCCAAAGAAGTGTTCAGTGGTGTCTTCAGGATAGCCTCCGAGGCCGACCTGAGTTGGGGAGGTCTCTGTGACTCCGTACGTCTGGAAGTCATTAAGGACTGCTGCGGCTCCCCCATTCACGGAGTTATAGAGCTTTCGATTGGAGTAATCGAGCATTCCGAACCCGAGGTTCCAGTCCTCGAACGTAGCTCCTGAGAGTTCTGATGCTACGAAAGAGTCTCCGTCTAGCCTTCTGCCACCAACCCTTTGAATTCCGATGTTTTGAATAAACATGGCGGCCCTGGAATTCACAATAGAACCGCCGGAACCGACACTGATGTTGATTACCCCTGAAGTAAGCGCAGCCTTAGTAGACTTATAGACGGCCATCATGGTTATGCCGTCAACTCCCAACAGCTGATCGTGGCCAGACGCCGCCTGCAAATTCAGACTTTGAGCAAATCGAGCAACGCTACGGCCGCCCAGAGTCTGCGGGAGAAGCGTCGGGCCGCCGGCGACAGGGGCCGAGAAGGAGTGCGCCTGCGTCAGGCCGGCAGCGGTGATCTCTGTCCCATTCAAGGTCAGGTCGTCCTGCTTGTCGAAGCGAACCCAGTAGTAAGGGTTCATCAGCTCGGCGGTTTCGTAATAGTCTCCCCCTCCTCCACCTCCCGATTCAGAAAATCTTCCTACCAAGCCCGCCTCTATCTTCCCGACATAACCTCCGTTCGGGCCGCCGACCCCGTAGCACTTCACCCCGACGACAGCCGTCACCGCCCCGGCAACGGACGGGACCACCAGGTTCTTCGTTCCCCACACCGAGGAAGAGAAGTAGAACTGCTCGGTCTCGACCCTGCGCAGCAGAGTCCCTCCACTGTCGTAGAGCGCCACAGATAGGGTTCCGATCGTCTGCCCGGTCACCTGGCGGTGCGTGACGGTTAGGACAACGCCGAAGGTCCCGTACGCTATGGCAGCGGCAGAAACGCCCTCTGAGGAAAAGTCGATCGTCTGGTAGAGCGACCACTGGCCGGTCGTGCTGGCGGGATTGTTGCCAGCCACGTAGCCGGATCCGGTCGGGTTGGTGACCCCGAGGGCGCCTACGGCGACCGGCTCAGGCAGGCCATGCGCGTTGTTCCAGGCGGTCAGGGTCCCGCCAGCGAAGTCGTAGTTGGAACCGACGTTGCTCAGGATCTCGACGGCCCTAACCAGCTCGTGGGACCACTTGGTGTAAGAGACGAGGCCGTCCCTCTCGCTCTCCAACTCGACCTTGAGCTTCCCCTGCAGCTGGCCAAGGGTGGCGACCTCAGTGTCGTAGATGAACTGAGGGGTGTCCGCAGAGCTGATGGTCTCGTTGACGGCGAGCGCGCCGGAATCGTCGTAGACCTTCAGAACGTAGTTGGTGTTGGCCTCCGGGGCGACGTTGTCGTCAGACTGAAGGATCTGGGCGTCGGTGGTCTGAGTCAGCCTGTTCCTGTGCTTCCACTCCACGAACAGGGTCTCGTTGTTGATCTGCTGCGACAGATAACCACCGTTCACAGAGAGGTTCCCGGGAGGGAGCGGCCGGGCCTGCCGGCCGGCCACAATCCTGGTCATCTCAGAGGCGTCTGCCAGGGCCAAGATGCCCTTCGAGGTCTTGGTCTGGAGCTTGACCGTCACGTCGTCGCCGAGCCCGACGATGTGGCTGAAGTAGCCGTTGTCGGCGTACGCAATGGTTTCGATCGACACGCGGTCCAGGAAGGTCTGGGGGACCGTATCGAGAAGCCCCCGGTTGACGACCATCGACCAGTTCTGGATGTCGAGAGAGACCATCTGAGCCAGCTCTGAGCGGCCCAGGATCAGCGGCACACCAGAGACGAACGCATCCAGGTTCTTCTGGTAGGTCCGGTCGAGGAGAATGGTGGTGGTCGTACTGGTGAGGCCGCCCAAGCTCTGGAGAACCCCGCAGAACGACCCGGCCGTCCCGATGAGGTAGCCCTCGTCGTTGATGGACAGGTTGGTCAAGAACCCGGTGGCGTTGCTTTGCGGGCTGCCGCCGAACGCCATGAGGGCGCTCTCGTCGTCGGCCAAGCCGTCCGGGAAGAATCCCAAGGCAGTCCTGACCCTGTCGTAGTACCAGTACGGGGCCTCCAGCATGCCGCGGGGGCTGACGTTGAACGGCTCCAGGGCCGAGCTTGGGGGAAGTGGTGGGTCCTCGGCCAGGGTCGGGTAAAGCTGCTCGAGGTTGATGTCTGAGATCGCCGTGAAGTAGATCTCGTTGTCCTGCGCGGTGCCGTGGTCGACGGTGATGACGCGCAGCTGGAGCCCGTCCAGCTCATAGTCCGGCCAGGTGATCGAGACGACGTGGCCTTCCATAATCGAGAACAGCGACCGGTCCACCACCAGCTCGGCCTTCTGCATGCGGATCACGGATGCCGCCAGATCGCGCCTGGCGACCTTCTCCGCCAGCTGCAGGGTCGGCAAACCCCGGTAGGTGCGGGTCTCGGAGATGACACGCCCAGCGCGCTCTATGGCCGCCAGGTCCTGCACGGTGACCGACTTCTCCTTGCCGTCCTCGAAGTCGACATAGACGACCGTGATCTCGTTGATCGTGTCGGCCCAGCCGGTCTCCTCGTAGCTCTCGAACCTGACGATCTGATCCTCGGAGATCTCGTGATCGACCGCCTGCCCGGGGCGGAACAGCCGCAGCTCGTATTCGTTGGTCACCGGGTTGCGGGCGAAATTGCCCCCAATGTGGTCGACGATCAGCTGCAGGAAGGCGTCGACAGAGACCTGGGCGTCCCACGAGATCGAGATGCCGAACCCTTCGTTGTAGAGGGTGTCTGCCGCCGCCACGAAGGTGGCGTCGTTCAGCTCAATGTCTGGGATTCCGCGGCCCCACTCCTTGTTGACGGCAACTTCGCGGATGATGTGGGCCGGGTTCTGGCCGATCTCGTAGACGACGACTTCTGAGGTGGTGACGTTGACGTAGGTCTTGGTTTCCTCTGCCCCCTCGTTCCCGACGTAGACCCAGTCGTAAGCCTGCGAGGGGGTGGACTCGTCCCACGGGGTGGGGTTGGTGTCAACCCAGCCGTCCATGATGAACCCGTCTCCGTCCCAGGGCGCCGAAGGGACCAGTTCTGGGTCTGTGATTCCGGGAGAGTCCAGCCCCTGGATCTCGCAGATCCCCAAGCAGAAGCTGTACCAGTCGCAGGAGAGGTCGTCTTCCTCCTCTGGGTCGGGATCCACCGGGACCTGGGTGGTGGTGTAGACCGTCTTGGAGGCAGTGATCTTCGATTTGCCCGCGTACCAGGTACCGTGGTAGCACGCGATCTGCATCGACGGGGGCTTCAGGAAGGGGTTGTTGGTCTGAAGCTCCGGCCGCTCAGCCACCAGGGAGATGACGCCCCGGAACGCCGGAACGCTGGTCCCCATCTTGCCCTGCAGGTAGGCGTTGGGAGTCTGAGTTGGCGCTCCCGCCATGTAGGTGAAGGTGCCGACTACGCCGCCTTCGCGCTTGATCCCGCCGAACAGATCTGGCTTGTTGATGTAGATCCCGGTGACGCCAGAGGCGTCTCCGGAATAGGCGAGCTGATCGTTGAACCTCAGCTCTCTGAGGTGTGACTCGGCGGCGTATGCGCAGGGGACGAGGTGCCAGCCCGCGGCGTAGACGTAGTATTTGACCTCTACAGAGTCAGGCCCGCTTTGAGATTTTCCCACTTACCCTCTCCCGGGCTGCTGCCAGGAGCCTGGCAGTGAAGACGTCGTCGAGGTGGTCGAAGGCCTCCGGCGGCAGGCCTTCTGAAAAGAGCTTCTCGAAGTCCAGACCGTTGCGTTCGCAGTAGCTCTTGGTGCCATCCCTACAGTATCTCATGCGAACGCAATCCCGCCACCTGACGGTATAGTCGCTCACTTCTTACCGCCCCCACCTCCGCCCTGGATAGGCTCCTGATACGACCTGGTGATGATGGCGGTGTCGCCCCACCAGACGATGTGCGGGTCGGTAGACCAGACTATGCCGAAGAACACCGGGATCTCGTCGCCTTGGTCCGAGGTGGGAATCTCAGCCTCTCCAGGGGGCTCGGCCGCCGCCTGCGGGGAGGTCTGAATCTTCGGGCGCAGAAGATAGGAGATCGCCAGAGAGGCGACCGCGATCAGAATCCAGCTGATGATCGGCATCGGTCAGAACGCCTGAGTGTTGAAGAGGTTGTCCCTGGGCAGCCCGGGGAACCCTCCAAAGTTGTTCAGGTTGGAGAACTTGGACTCGCATGCAGAGGTGGTCTTGTTGCACCCAAGGTACATCGTGATCGTGATCCCCGCTACGATCCAGGAAGAGGGCTGCTGGATCGTGAAGTAGTCCTGCCCACCAGAGGTGATGAACACCTTCCGCACGAAGTTCGGGATCTGGTAGTTGAAGAACCCGCCGGCATACTCGGTGCAGTCGGTCCCGGAAATGCCGATCGTGACTCCGGAGGCAGATACCGAGGAGATCTGGGCCGTGAGCTTGTGAAGCTCCTTGTTGACCCTGCAGCTCGTCGAGTAGAGCGGGAACGGGCAGTTCCTCTGGAACCGGCGCCGCAGGCCCAGTGTCCCGAACGAGACCTCAGGGACCTCGCAGGAAAGCTCGACCCCCTTCCCAGAGAACTTCCTGGACAGAACCTGTCCGTCCCAGATCAGCCGTTTCTCCAGGTCTGGGTCGGAGAGATGGGTCCGGTATATAGAAAGGCCAATCCGGCTCTCTGGGTAGCCATCGCTGAAGACGCTGAGGAACGGCCATTCGAGCGAGGTCGAGATGGTGATAGACGCCTTGTCCGTGCCATCTCCGCGGGAGAACCTCGTCCGCGCCAGGTAGGCTGCCTGCCAGACGTAGCCGTCGACCGTGACGTCGTCGTCGTAGTGGACGTAGCGGTAGGTGACCCCCTCGAGAGTGAACTCGAACAGCTCGACGGGGTTGCCGAAGTGGGGCGTCGATTCGTAGGCCGCGAAGGTCATGGTTGCTCGGGGACGTAGACGAAGGTGGTGGTCGACTCCGCCACATGAGCCGACTTCCAGGTCAGGATGACCGAGTCCTGATCAAGGCGGCAGAGCGGCATCAGGCAGAAGTTCATGACGTCGATCGGCCTGAAGGTAGCAGCAAAGCCGGTCTCCAAGGTAATCACGTCGTTCGTGGGGCTGGCCGGATCGGTAGAGGCCGCCTCCACCCTGTCGTAATACTCAGACCCGTCGAGAAGCTTCACCCTGACGTAGAGGTCGTTGATTACGGACGACCGGTAGGTCTTGGAGATAAAGTTGCTGGTCACATGCAGCGCTGCTTCTCCGAAAGCGTAGTCAAGCCGAACCCGCATGTCCTCCTGCCAGGTCGGAACCCACACCGGGTTGCATCGCCCGGCCATGAGCTGTGCCAGGGCCAGGAACTTCTTGACTGAGGCCCGGCCGCCGAGGAACCACTCGAAGGAGTACTTCTCCCCGTACTTGAGCGATTTCACGTAGCGCGACACCGGGTGGATGCCGCCGTCGAGAGCCTCCATCTTGCGCGTGCTGGTGTACTTGCGCCCGTTCGCCCAGTTTGGCATCCAGGGGATGACTGGGTACCCGAGGTAGCTGGCAAAGCCGTGCGAAGAGAAGGTCTTCTCCTGGTCGGTCGAGTCGAAGTTGACGACCGCTCTCGAGACGTTCCCAGAGGGGTGAGAGAACTCGATCTCTGGGTCCAGGATGCCGACCCTCACCGGGTAGATCTTGGTGCCCTTGGCCCACGCCTGGCCGGGGACACCCTCCGTGGTAAGGACGAGCCTGTCTGCCTGGATGCTCTCCACTCCGACCGTCTCGAAGCGCAGGTGTGACTCGATCAGGATCGCCGACCCGCCAGCCTGGTAGTCGCTGTCAGTCGTGTTCACGAACAGCTCGGTGGCGCCGGCCGAGGCAGCCTGAGTCAGCTCGCTTTCGTACTGCCAGAGGGGCAGAGCATAGTCGGCCGACTGGGCGGACTGCATCGCAACTCGAAGCTCTCCGGCCAGGTCTCCAACTGCCGCCATGCCGAGCTGAACGGATCTGCGGGGCCACTTCCTCAGGCGGTAGCGGCGCTCCTCGCCAGAGTCGGTCTCGATGACGTTGGTCTTCCACTCGTACTCATCGACGATGTCCCGGTCCCACGAGGTAGCGAACGGGAACAGCTTGGCCCGCCGGCCGGTGATCGTGATGAGGGGGAAATACTTCCCCGTGGCAGCGAACTGAAGCTTGGCCGAGATGACCCCGGGGCCGTCAGTGGTCGCTGAGATGTCGAGCTGGTAATTCACCAACGGGCCAATCACGACATCTGGAGGAGGGACCTGAGCCGGGTCCAGAGACAACCCGGCGAATCCGAGGTCGGTGTAGCTGGTGATCGTGGTGTCGGTGAAGAAGGCGTTCCACATCTCCACCGTCACGGTCGTGTCTTCGATGACGCTACCAAAGTCGACCGGGTTCGGGTTGATGTGGATCCGGTTGTAGAAGTCGTCGGAGAACGCAGGCGCCACAGCCCCGTACGGGTTGTTGAGGCTCCTGGTGACTGGATGATGGGTCAGGATGCCAGTCATCCCGACCGGCGGCAGCGCAAACGACACCGTCTCGAAGAACAGGGTATCTGTCCTCACCCCTGGTGGGGAGAAGGTAGAGGAGACCTCGCCGTTCTCGGCCGGGGAGATCCCGAGGTAGCCGACGTAATTAGGCACTGGACTTCAGAAAGGCGAGGAACCAGTTACCGGACTCGTACCTGTTTTCAGAGGCACCTCTTTTCCCCACTGGGAAACACTTCCAGGTGTCGCCCCCAAGAATAAGCTCGTGCTCGGGATTCATGAAGGTCCCATTCACGCCGCGAAGGTCTGGAGGAGTGCCGAGACTGGCGACGAGATCGTCCACGTACAGCCCCGCACAGTAGATAGGGACAAGAACAGACTGCCGGTTGAATTGGTCTCCGCCGTTGGCGTCAATCAGTTCTGCTCCGAAGGGCAGAGTAGCGGTGTTGCTTGAGGCGTAATATCCCAACCTTAGCTGGGTGTTTGAATTGTTGTAGAACGTCTCTCCGCCGCCCGGGTAGGTGTAGCTGATGATGGTAGAGCCGGCTCCGTCGGTTAAGGCGGCGGCATACATGAACGGGGGCCGATTATCGGTGGTGGAGTAATACGTGTGCCCGTAGCAGAACCTTCCTCCGGCGTAGGTTCCGAACTTATTGAGGTAGCCACACCCGAAATGACGATAATGGCTGGCGTCTGTCTCCAGTATCCCGTAGAGGTAGGTCGGCCCGACAAAGCAGTGCCAGGCTCTGCAGGGCAGGTTGAATGCGTAGCATCTATTTCGCTGCCACCCGGACTGAGAACTGTAGGCATTCGCCGGGTTGTAGGTCCCTATGATCCCCCCGACTTCCATCTGACCGCCGGTCGAGCTTTCCATTGCGAACGTGAAGTCCAGGCCGCCAGGGGACCTCAGGATCAGGACATCCTCCCTCCATGTAGTGATCGTGCCTCCGCCGTTGTCTTGGCCACGATGCAGCAGAGTCCACCCTTCGGCAACCGCAGAGGATTGGAGGCCGTCCAGCAGCTCTCCTCGATTCGTAGCGAGCCCTGTGTAGTAGGCCACGTCAAACCTCCTTCACGGCGATATAGTCAGATCTCGCGGTTCGCCACATGTTCTGAAAGATCCTGTAGGTGTCGGCCCCCACCGTAATCGTATCCTCGGAAGAGATCGTACCTCCTGGGACGAAGTAGAGATTCTGCATCTCTCCGAACACCTGAGTGTCGACGTGGAATAGCGTAAGCGGATAGAGGGCGTAAGACGAGCTGTCGGCGTTTATCCCAAGATCCGCTACATCGTTCATGGAGTTAGGCCAGACCTTGTACCCAAGCTGCTGCCTTGTTTCGGAAATCGACATGTAATAGTTTGAATACTCTACCCAGCTGTTGCTGGCAGGATGAAACATGTAGAGGCCGTATCGCCCAGGAGCAGTAAACCCGCGGATGTTTGCTGTCGAGTCGTTGTCCCAGGCCTCCCCACGACTGTTGTTCTCCGCGCCGACAAAGACCGGGAAAGGCCATTGCGACGGCGTGGAATAAGAGAGCAAGTAGCCGCAACCGAACTGGCGATAAGTGCTGCCGACTTTGACGAATCCGTAGATGTACCTGTCATCGCCGTAGAACCAGTACGGCATCGGGGCATCCCAAAGGTATGCGTAGACTCTGGTGCTCGCGTTAAGAAAGCCCCATGACTCGTAACCGGAAGTCTCGTCGATGTATTTGTAGTCGCCTGTGCCAGCTATTAAGCCCAGCGAATAGTAACCCTCCTGGTCGCTGAGCGACAAAGTGAATCGCGCAAGCGCGCTAACCCCAGAAGCAACATAGGGGCTGACAACATCGAACCCGTGGTTGTATCTGCCTCTTGCCGCCCATAGAAGAGACCCACCAGCCCCATAGAACTGAAGCTCTCCAATAGTGGTGAAGCTGTTGTTTCTTTCCTGGGGAAACGTGAGCCTGAACCACTTCGCCGAAACCGGAGCAGAAGGAGTAAACACCCTTCTCTCGATGTCGCTCCAGATGGGGATGTTGGATTCGTCGAACCAGTTCGTCCAAGACACTCCGTCGCTGCTGTATTGGAGAGCGATTCGTATCGGACTGCTCGAGATAGTGAGAACCGAGCTGCCGGCGTTCAGGTCCGGCATTGAAATGGCGAAGCTTTCTATCTCGGTGTCTTGGTAGAACTCGAAGTCGTAATAGTGCTCTTTCTCTGCGTTGATGTAGCTGTCCGCATCGCCGGTCACAATTGCGTAAATGTCTGAAGCGGTGTCATTGGTTCTCAGGTTCTTGCAGCCGTACCAGGCATCCAGGCCGTCACCGCCGTGAGATAACGGCCACCCAGCCCCAGAGACGTCGTCGGTGACAAACGCCTGGAGCTTTTGCAGGAGATCCTTGGGATCTGTGGCGGTTCCAGAAGTGAATGGCATTGGCTATCTCACAGAGTCCGACTGACTTGTTTGGTGCGGTCCATGTAGTTCAGGAAGAGCTTCTCCCCCTCTCTCGAGCGGAGATAGTCTTCGACCGACTTGTTGCCCGGGACGTTTACCACCTTGACCTGGACGACAGGCTGGGAGGCGTCAGCGCCGTTCTGAGCAGAGGATGAGCTTTGCTGGCCGCCGGCAACGACCCCTCCGCTGGCGAATCTCGCGACTCCGGTGCGGTTGAACCTGTCGATTGCCTTCTGAACCGCACCCACCCCACCCAAAGCCTGGACCATTGGTTTGGATAGGATAGCCTCCTCGTGAG